CCCCTAGGGGCCTCCCGGCGTTCGACGTCCTTTGCTCCTAAACCAAGTGAATGGAGTTGTTTATGCCGTCCATTTTTAATGTAGCTCCGTCCCTAGTTGGAACGGAATACACTAATATCCCTACCGTCACTCCTATTTACAAAACCATTAATTCGGTTAGTAAACAGTTGTTGGCAGGGGAAGGTGGACGTTTGGGCTATCCAGAACTGCTGGGCATACGTAACGTAGGTGGAGCGTTTCTTTTAAAAGAACAATCCACTTATCGCGACGTTGTCAATGCAGGCACCATGTGGAGAGGCGGAGCGAATGGCCAATATTATGTTGGTTCAATCGTCTTCCAAGAATTCAATGGTGCAGATCCGTATTGGGTAGATTATACCCCGGATGCCTGGGCAGCTTCAGCATACTCTCGTATGAAGCCTACTCAACCTAACTTTCAAGCTCTTAATGCTCTATATGAGCTTAAAGACTTGCCAGGAATGTTGAAACAGAGACTTTCTCATAACGGATTGAAGGACGTTTCCAATTATTGGTTAGCTCTTCAATTCGGATGGAAGCCTCTGCTTGCTGATATTCGTAACGCTGTCCGAACTCAAATAAATGGACAGAAACGACTTCAGCAGCTTATGAGAGACAACGGAAAACCTGTTCGCCGATCTATACAGATGGTGAACACGTCTGACGTATTGAGTGAGTCGCAGGGCAACAATTATTCGGCTATTCAACCGATTCTTGTTACCCAATACTATGGCGGCTCACCTCATTATCGGACGAAGAAGGTAGTAAATGATCGCGTGTGGGCATCAGCCCAATTTCGCTATTATCTACCTCCTGGTCCCAGGGATGTAAAATGGAGAAGGGAAATGTTACGCCGAATTTTCGGTATTCAATATCCCTCTCCTAGCGTAATTTATAACGCTATACCCTGGTCCTGGTTAATCGATTGGTTTACTAACCTGGGTGATGTTTTAGAAAACATGGACTCAGGCGTAGCCGATCGATTGGGTGCAACTTATTTCTACACAATGAGGGAACGATCTACTGTTAGAGAAATGTTTTCTAACGTAGACGTTTTCCGTAAGAGTGGAGAAAGGGTTACACTTTCAGGTTCCGCTCGCAGCATCATGTCTATGAAGGCACGTGTTGCGGGTGATCCATTCGGGTTTAATACCAATCAAAATACTTTGACTGGTATGCAGTTGTCGATACTAGGGTCATTAGGCATGTCCAGAGTTAGATAGCTGTGAATCATTAGTAACAGCGTAAATAAATAAGGAGCTTCTAATGCTAGCTGACCCGCAATCCGTTACCGTGAATGCCGTTGCAATCCCACTTCCCCGCACTTCGCAGGGAGGGACTGTCAACGTCTATACATCGGCAGACGGAAACACAACGATGACGACCAAGCAGAATATTTCTGCTACTCGTTTTCGCCGTGAAGTCCGATTGTCTCAGCAAAAAATTGCTGCAGACCCGATCAGTGCAGTAAATGTACTGAAAGGATACAGCGTTTATCTCGTCATTGACGAGCCAAAAGCTGGATTTTCGGATGCGGAGCTCGGGTATGCCATCGACGCCTTGAAGGCTTGGTTGACTTCAACCAATTACAACAAGGTGCTCGGTGGCGAGTTCTAACGATCCCACTTTGATTTTGTGGGCTTGTGCACTATGCTCAAATTTGAGCATTTTGTACATAGCACATAAGTTAAAGCGTTAGAACATACCTTCGACAACATTTGTCGGAGTTAGCTTAGACGGTCCTGTAACCAACTAGAAAGGTGGCTACAGTGAAAAGACCGACCATGCTCGTTCAGGCCGTGCTATATCAATTAGCATTGGACCTAGACTTGTCCGTCGAACGCGATCAGCAACGTATTGCTGATCGTTGTAAACACGAAGGGTTATCATTTCTTACGATAACTCTTCCCATTCTCTCTGATGCCCTCGAAAGAGGGCTAGAGAATGAGACGTTCACATGTCCTACTCAATTTAGTAGGCATGGGAAGCTCCCACGATTTCTCGGTGGGTTTTTCCAACGTGTGTTTACTAAGGATGGTAGGCTACTACCCGATCCGTGTCCTTATACCATTGCTGGTATTCGGCAAGTTTGTCGCTTCTTCAAGAAGCTAAAACTTGAGTGCTCGCCCAAGCGTGAAGCAAAGGCAGTACAACATTTTCGGGAAGTAGAAGGCGAACTCCGCCGAATGACACCTCAAATTGAGAGGAAGGATGATTACCTTGACAAGGTTTCAGGAATCTTATGGACTCAGGTTTTTCCTGAGTCTGATTACACTGATCTTGTTTGTCATCACGGCCCTGGTTTCACTGCGGATAGTCGTCGCCCTAACGAGCGATATCGTATCTCAAAGTGGAATCAACGATCGGAGCACAGCTTCCCTAGCGACCTCCACTGCTACCCCAATTATGGAGAAGCAGCAGAGTCCAGTAAAGGAAGCCCCGACGAGTCGAACGGACTTCAGTACTTACCAATACGCGATGAAGAATCGGTAAAGGTAGTCTTTGTCCCGAAGACGCAATCGGCGCCACGAGTCATAGCGATGGAACCTTCACATGTACAATACATGCAACAGTCCGTTAAGGACTACATGTATAGCGTGTTGGAGAACCATCCGCTGACACGACACTCCGTAAGATTTACGGACCAAAGTGTTAATCAGCGACTCGCTTACCGTAGCAGTAAAAACAAACGCCTAGCTACGCTAGACCTGAAAGATGCGTCTGATCGTGTGCATTTGCACATTGTTCAGCGTATCTTTAAGAACTCAGGGCTCCTCGAATATCTCGAGGATGCGCGGTCTTTACATGCTACGTTACCAAATAACATAAATCTTGTGCTAACAAAGTATGCTTCAATGGGGTCAGCTTTATGCTTTCCTGTTGAAGCGTGTGTTTTCTACACACTTATTTTGTCGGCCATGCATATGTTAGATGGTCAACGTCCGAGTTCTCGATCTATTAAGCGTTATAGCCGAAAGATCGATATCTATGGGGATGACATTATTGTCCCTGTAGAGTATGCGGACGTAGTGACGAACTACCTTGAAAGCTATGCTCTAAAGGTAAACACTCACAAGTCTTTCAGGAATTCACTATTCCGAGAGTCGTGTGGTGCGGATTATTTCAACGGTGTAGACGTAAAACCTGTCTATGCCCGCGAATTACCGCCTAGTGGTTCGTCAAAGTGGGAGGCATCCCATCTTATGAGCTGGTGTTCAACCGCTGACCAATTCTACTTGAAAGGTCAGTGGCACATCGCAAATAAGATACGCGGGATGCTTCGCCACGTGGTGGGGCGTCCCATACCCAGGACCAGTATTCCCGGTCCGGGGCTAGCTTTCTGGAGTTTCTTTGTTACAGATGGTCTTCGTTTCGACAAAGACTACTGTGGCATGAAGCAACAGAGGCTAATATTTAACCCTCTAAAACAGAAGGATCAAATAGATGGAGACGCAAACGCCTGCCTCAACAAGTGGGGCATTCATACCCTACTCAGAGATCAACGGAGAAATCCATACTTTGATCGACGTTGGCCCGAACAACGGGACAGCAGCCGATTATATATGGCCTCAGCGGATAGCTGTAGTAGAGAAGAGGACCTACGAGTTGGCCCCAGAGAACAGCTTCATACTTTATCAAAGTTATGCTCGTTGCGCGAGAGAGAGGAACCTTATGGTCCTCAAATTCAAGCAATGGCTAACTGGGATAAATCAGAGGTTGCGAACTGGGACGTGGCTACGGGTCGAAAGGGGTTCCTATCTTTACGATATGGAACAACAATCGACTTTGTAACCAGTACAAAGCGCGGCGGCTTTAAGTCGAAACGCCGATGGGTTAGCTTGCTGAGCTAACGTCGGGTATACCCCGACAGCAGGAGATGGGAC